GGCTGCCTCAATAATCAGATTTTCGCCGACATGACCATCAATGCGGATCGTGCGGTCATTTCCGCCAAGAAAATTAAATCCATAAAAAAGTTGGGCAGGAGTCAGGAAAACAGTCGTTGAATCTGTGTACCGAACAAAAAGGGCAAGAGAATCCCCAAGCAGGGAATCTATCTCAGCTTTGGTGTATTTATCTATCAGGTTATATTTTACCCCGTTTTCATCCATATACCGTGCAGAATCTAATCCATCCCAAATCGTTCCATAACCAGTAATTTTTACTGGATCAGATATTAACTTCTTAATCCGGGTAGAATCAGCCTTAATTTGCTTCGTAATTACAGGAGCTTGACCAAAGGAAAACAAAGATATCATTAAAAAAGATATCAAAGTCAAGTATCGTTTCACTTTATTATTTTTCATTGTATAAAGTTAAAGAATTAAAAAATTTCTTTTCCTTTCAATCTTATTTCTTTCTCCTTGCAAAATAATTTATATCACCAGCAAAAGCTGTATCTACTTTGAAACCTCTATCTTCCGTCACTTCACTATCCCAATAAGGAACTAACCAAACAATTTCTCCATCTGCTGTTACAAGAGCTAATGGATCTAAATCAACATCCGTATCATCAAACGGAGTAGAATACAAAATAGTATTTTCACCTACAATCAAAGTTTCTTTCCCACTCTTGTAATTCTCTTCTCCAGAAGAAGATACAATAGTACCAATTAAACTGGCAGATTTTACACTGATAGACCACTCAATTAATTCTGATTCAAAAGTTTGACCCGTTTTTAACCCTGTAGTATTTCTTAACAAAAGCCAAGTACCATCCCAAATTCCAGACTTTGTATCAAACTCTACATCATCCCAAATATACAACTCATTCTCAAACTCTGTCAACTTTAAAATAGAAGTAGGCAAAATTCCATCTCCTACAAAAGAAGCCTGTAAAGACTTTGTTGGATAAGCGTGCTGACACTTCCAATGATATAACAACCAATCTTTTAATTTCCTTGTTCCTTCAGAAGACAAATCATATATCTCCCACCAATCATCATCTATTACTGCCAAATCTTCAGTTAAAGCAAGTGTCCCAAAATAGCGATCTGTATTTATTTGAACAAATCCTCCTTCTCCATTTTCCCGAATAACTGCTCCTCCATTCATTTTAATAGAATATTCTTCAGGAACATAAAAAGCATCAGAATCAATATTTACTCTGGAAATCTCTCCTGTTGGCAAATTCTCATTTTCATCTGATTTTTCAAAGGACACGCTCCCTATATAAAAATAAGCATTGTTCCCAAGAGTATGCCGATAAGGAGCATAAAAGACAATTTTTATTTGTCCATCCACTGGGGGAGCTACAACCTCTATTTTATACTCTACTAAATTATTAGCAATGTCACTTGTGTCAATTTCCTTAAATTTAATCCCTTCTATTACATCAAATCCTTCAGCTTTCCACTCCTTACCTACATCGTCATAATGATAAGCCTCTACACCCTCAACCATTAAAAGCAATTGAACTTTACATTCTGAAGGAAAGAGCCAATTTAATTCTGCTTTATTTCTACCACAAGTTACTTTAAAAACATAATCAGTATCATTATATATATTTGCTAAAGGGGACGCTATATACAAATGAGTGCTAATAAAATCCCTATCACTCGTATAAGCCTTGATAAAACCTTTATTAAATCCATCAATTGTTCCTCCTACATGATACCAAATACCACCTTGATTATCCCAAGCAGAGTGAGTAACTGGATCAGACCAATAAGCATCAGCGTTCAAACCACTAATTAAAGAAGGTTTCAATCCATAATCTACTTTTAAATCTCTACTTTTCCAATCTGGTAAATACTCTAATTCACTACCTGCCACCTTCCTAATTTCAGGACTAAATATTTGGGTACCAGTTGTGGTAGCAAGTTGAGGAGTTAAAAGACTATTAGAAACGTAAACTCCAGCATACGTAAATTTACAACAATATATAGGAGTCTTTTGTAAATCCCTTACTCTACAAATCCACCATTCTCCCTGTGATTGAAATATCCTACACCAAAAGACTTTTAATATCTCCTCCAATACAGTACCACAAAAACCGTACTGGAAATTCTCACTCTGCCAAATACTTGCAGATAAATAGGCTTGATTGAAGGGGGTATAACCAGCCCCTTTATCCATATCCACTTGAAAAATATTACAAGCTATATTAATAGGAAGTTGCAAACCTGTTTTTTCTAAAACATAACAAAGTTGATATAATAAAGTGTGAACATCAACGTACTCAAAATCTACACTTCCTAATAAATTCAATTGATCACTAAAAGTAATGGTCAAAACACGAGCATATCCCAAATCATCATAAAACTGATCATTGATTAAATATCCGTAATAATCTACTACACTATTTTTTAATACCTTCAATTTAAACTTACGGGCTTGAAAATCATCAAACATCCAATCAAAACTTTCCCCGTGAGCAACCACCATCGTAACTATGGCTTCTGTAGATTTTATTACAGTGTACAAATCCCCAGATGGGCCACGCCTATACACGAGAGGACTACGACCCCCCAAGAAATTAACAACAGTCAAACTGGAATCTTCTCCCTCCCCTAACAAATCCAAATCTTGATATATCTCTAAATCCCAAAGATTTTGATATCGGTCATAATAAGAACAATATGCCTTCAAAGCCCAGTCTGCCATTATCTACCTCTATTTTGATAAGCGTCCTCCCTTTTCAACAATATTCTTAACTTACGAGCTGATATTTCTGTTTCCGCAATATACCTTTCCCCAGAAGTATTTATTAATCCTCGCAATGTACTATCCCGAATAAAATGCTCTGGGTTTTGAGAAGCCCCAGGATATTCCCCAGCTAAAACTAAACTTGGTCCATACACACTTCCTTCTCCTGCTAATCCCGGTATTTTAATATCCCCTGTATTTAAAGCCGTAGCAAAAGCCCCTGCAATATATCCTCCAATAAGATGACTAAACCCTAAAACTAATAAACCACCTAACCCTCCAGTAGGTATCCCAGCAGCTTCCGCCATCTGAGAAATCAATTTAACAATCGTTTCTTTTATGATAGCAGTAATAACATCCTTAATAGCATTTACAGCCGTATCTCGATAGTCTTCCCAAGACTCAGCTCCTTGAGCCAAACGATCCCCTATACTTTTCAAAGATTGAGTCATTATCTCCCCAAAAGTCTTAACTCGTTCCAAAGTATTATCCATTCTCTTCAGATCAATTGCTTGATCCAAAATATCTTGGAATTTTGCTTTTTCTGCAATTGTTTTAGCCGTAGCTACCAAATATTCTAAAGTTTGAATAACTTTGTTTCTTTCTTGATCAGTCAATCCTTTAATAAACTTTAAACTTTCAGCAGCAGTCTTATTTTTGAAATTATAAATGTCAATAATTAATTGACGCATATCAGCATTATACTGCTCCTGTCCAATCCTACCTGTTTCAAAATCCTTATCCAGAAGAGCTTTTTTACCTGCAAAAGTTTCGTTGTAAGCAGCCAATTGACGAGCAAGACTATTTAAAGTATCGTAATAAGCCTGAGAATTAGCCTTTTCACGAATATCCAGCATCTCCATTTCATGAGTTATGTCCTCTTGATAAAGAGCTTCACGAGCAAGTAATATCCTACGTTCTTTATCAATTTCTATGGACTCTATCTTTCTGGCCAGCGTTTCACTATCAGCGATAGTCAATTCCGCATTCTGCTTAGCTATTCCAGCCTCCAATTCATATTGTTTCTCTTTATAGTCAAATAATTTGTCAGAAGCCTCTTTCTTTTTACGATTAACTTCATTAACAATCATTAACTCTTTTTGAGCCTGTAAATATTTTTTATGAGTAGGGTCTGTTTCAACGTCTATTTCTTCTTGTTTGGCTTGTATTTGAATTTCCACTAACCGACTTTGTAAATCCTCTTCCTTTTGAATAAGTTTTCGAGCAGTAGCTTCCGCCAACAACTCACGAGTATTGTAATAATCTTTAGCATCAGCTTTTAACGATTTCATATTCCTTCCCATCAAAGCATCAAGTTTAGCTTGATTCTCATCAATAGATTTTCTTAATCTTGCTGCTTCTGCACTATTAGCTTCTGTTTCGGATAGATTCTGAAGTGCTTTTGTATCCTCCTCTATTGCTTTGGTCAACTCCTGATAATAAGATAAAGCTGTTCCCGTTCCTCCTCCTGGCCCTTTGTCTTTTTTAAATAACAAAGTACCCACTCCAGGAAGTTCTTGGATGGATTTAATCTTTTCATCTATTAAAAGAAGTTCTTCACGAGTACCAGCTAAAGCAGTATTATATTCTTTTACATTAAAATTAGCTGCGTATAAATCTCTTTTTAATTGAGAAGCCTTATCCAATCCTACTCCACCCCATTTAGAACCCACCCCACCAATAGGTGTTACATCAATTTCCTTTTGTAATTGATCCATTTCCCTCATCTTTTCTGCACGTTTCCGAATGAGGTCTAATTGTCTCATTATTACACTGGCTCGTTCTTCCCCTAATGCTCCTGCTACTGCTAATTTGGATTCTAAATCTATTCTCTCAATTAAACTGGAATTTACCTCATCATACGCTTTTTTAATATCCTCTTGGGTACTTTTATCAGTTAAAAGATTGGAAAGATATTCTCCAAATCTACTATTGAATTCCCTAACTAATTGTTGTTTAACTTCTAAAGGAGTATTAGAATCAGACAATGTCTTGGTTAAAACTTCTAATTGAGCCTGTTCTTCTGCGTACTGTCTTGCTACTTGACCTTCTGCATTAGACATGATTTTATCTATCCTAACTCTTTCTGAATCTACTTGATTTAATTGTTTTTGAGATTGAACAATTCGATAGATACTGTAAGCTAAACCCGCCAAAGCAACTACTACAATTCCAATAGCCCCTGCCAATCCTAAAGAAGTAGCAAGAGAAGCCTTTACAAAAGTAACTAAACTGGTCAAACTCTTTATAAGTGGCCCAGCCAATACTGCTGCTAACCTACAGACTACCGTAGCCAAACCAGAAATAGTATAAATCAAAGTAGAAAAATACAAAGACACTGGCCCCATCAAGGCTATTATTGCCAACCACATTAATTTGTTTCTCTTTTGACTTTCTGTTAAAGAATCAAACCAATGAGCAACCTTTTCTAATTTACGGGCAAACCATTCCAAGATTGGTAAAAGACCCTCTGCTATTGTTTTACCAAATAATATCTGAGATATAGCTATTTTTGACATAGCTTTATCATACCTCATTTTTATAGTAGTAGAAACGGATGCTAAAGCCACTGCCAAAGAACCAGTGGCTTTGGTTACCCTTTGCATCAATTCAGAATTGTACTCATAATTCTTTCCCATTAAAGAAAGAGCACCGGTCATTGATCGAATATTGGGAAAAACTTTTGCTACCAAAGTTTCCCCATAAGCATCTGTTAACAAACGCAGTTTCTCCATCAATCCCATTACCCCTTCTTCCTTCAAAATCTTCCTTAAATCTTCATAACTCAAATTCATTTTGTTCAAAGCATAGGAAGCATCTGATAAAAATTTCGCCCCTTTCTCCGTTTCCTTCATTAAATTGTTAAACATCCCTTTTAAATACACGGCAGCATTGGCAGCACTGGAACCAGTCAAAGTAATAGCAGACATAGCTCCGACCACCTGATCAAAAGGAACTTGTAAATTTGCGGCAATAGGAATAACCTGACCTAAAGCATTAGCAAAATCTTTAGCCTCTCCTGTTCCTTCCCTAACTCCAGCTGTTAAAACGTCCGTAGCATAGGCAGCAGTCAAACCAGTACCTCGATAAGCATTTAAAGCGGAAGTCAATAAACGTGCAATTTGCTGAGTTTCTCCCATACCCGCTGCGGATGCTTTTGACGCCAAAGTCAAAACATCCATAGATTGAGCGATGTCCCTTATACCAGAAGATCGAATATAATAAAGGGCTTCTGCCAATTCTCTTGGCCCCCTACCAACTATTGGAGCAAGAGCCATTATTCCTCTGGAAAGTTGATTTATTTCACTTTGAGCCGTACCTGCCAACCCAACTATTTTTTGCATCGAATATTCATAATCCGATGCCATTTTAACCATAGCCTTTCCCGCAGCAATCATAGGAACAGTAACTACTGCCGTACTCAAATAACCAAAAGTACGGATTCTTTGAGCAACCGTATTTAACTTTCTGGTAGTAGATTTTTCCCACGCTAATATCTGAGCTTTAGTAGCATCAAGTTGAGTAACGTCTATCTCCATCTTGGCATGGAGAATACCTAAAAACCCGGCATCGCCTTGGTACGTCATCTTTTTCGTTCTTTAACAGGTTTGTCTCTATAAGCTACTGCAATATTCATTAATTGAACTTTCATCTTGTCAATATTAGAAACTTCTTTTTCCCATGAAAAAGTATTAACTTCTTCAGGAGTAATTATTCTTTTACCTTGTAGAGAACGTCCAGCACTATTCCAAATATGAGTAGCCAAATAACGGGCTACTGTATATAACAATTTTATATGTGTTTCTTCTCCTTTATTATAGTGTAATAAAGCATATCGAAATTCTATTGGACACAAATCATAAAACTCATCTGCACTTAATCCAAATTTAGAAATAGCAATTCCAACAAGTTCATCATACTTTATTTGTTCTACTATTTCTATTAATGTTACTTTTTTTCCTCCTCTTTCCTCCTCATACCGGCAGGAGGATTTATTCCTGATATATCCGGAATCTTATTATTAAAGAATTCAGACATTATTTCTATAAACTTAAAATAATTGTCATCATAATCCAAAACATCAGGCACTTCCTCCTGAGTAAAAATCACACTCTTACCCTCCGCTTTAGCTCCTGATTCACAACTAAGAAAAAACATAAGTTCCTGAATATCATAATTTTCTCCGGTATCTTCCAATAAAGATTTACCTTGTTCCTTCAATTTACGAAGAACATAATAGGAAATTCTAATAGGAAATGATTGTTCCTTTTCCCCTTGCCTTTTGTACTTTAAATACTTTACCATTTTGATTAGATTTATTATTAAAAAGAAATCCCTGATTAGGATTACATTCAATTAAATATAATAAGCATCTGAAGAGTTATCATACAACAACGGTTTGCTCGTTATTTTGATAACTACATTGCTTGTTACTTGATTGCCTACTGAAGCAGCCAGAGGACACTCCGTAACCAATCCTTCAAATTCCAAAGTAGTAGCAACAGTATCGGATAGTACCACTTTGTAATTGCCATGTACATCAGATTCAAAATCTGTATGGAATAACGCATAAGTAATACGAGTAAAGTTCATAGTAAGGTTTACATTCCCACCATCCCTAAAACTCCCGATAAACTCACGGTATCCATCCAATGAATCCAAAGTAGTTACGTCTATGGTTTCTCTTGTATTATTTGGCCCCTCCACTCCTGAAATTTCAGCTATAGCCTCCCATTCAGAAGAAGATGACCAACGATAAAACTTGACACCCACAGAGGAAATAGCATTGCTTGCCATAGTTTAACCTCCTTTTTTAGATCATCTACGTTGAACATTAAAATTAGTAATAAAAATAACACGATTGTTATCATCCCATCCCAAAAGAGCAGGACTTAAAGAACAAGCGATAACAGTATATAAAGTTCCATTCCATGTTTCTGGCCCCCGGCCATGGAGTGAAATCATTATATCACAAGCTTTAGCATATCCAGTAGTATAATCATCACTTTTAACTCTTACTTGAAAACTATCTCTAAAATAATTTTCACCTTTGGTAAAAGTTAGTTGAGGATCATACCCCGGAACATCGTAAAGAGAAATGCAAGGAAAAGTAGAAGGTTTGGCTGGTTCTCTGGCTATAAATAAATTTACTCCAAATTGTAATCCTAAATCAGAATCAGCCAATAATATATCCTTAATATCTTCACAAACTGAATTCATTTTATTTTCATTTCATTTACTATATATTGACGAATATTGTTTATATTATTATTGATATGATACCGAAAAAACCAAGCCCCAGAACCTGGTCTGGTCCAATTTATATTCATCCCCTTTCTAACCGTGACCCCCATTTCGTGAACCCAAATAGCGTAATTAGCAGAAAACCCCATTATCAAAGTCATATTTGTTGCTGATTTTACTATGGACACAGCCCTTGATGTTACACTGGCGTGTTCCATTGCCATTTCTAAAGCAAAACCTTCTCTTCTTGCTCTCTTACCATTTTTCATTTCTGTAAAAACAGCACCTCCTTCACCACTTTGAATACCCAAAACAGTAGAAATAAACCAACTTGCTCTTAAATTACCTACATCCACCGGAATTTTAGGACTGGATTTGTCCATATCCCTACGAACTTTTGCAGCCCCCTTTACCATACCTCTTAAAGCCTTAATTTTCATTCCTGTAGTCTTGGCCGTAAAATTTTTGAGGACTATATCCATTCCAGTCAAATTAAATCCCGGTCGAGCCATTATTTCAAATTCCCTTCATTTAAAAAAGCTTTTCTAACAAATTCATCGGTAGAACAAAACAATGGTATCTTTTCAAAAGCCATTATTTCATAAGCATCCTCTACTTCGTAAGGATCAGGTTCACTACTCAAATCATCCAAAGAACCTAAATATAAAAATCCTCCAATATCTAAATCTTGAGTTACCATTACCTGGGCATCCGTCATTACTTCTTTTCCCATACGATCTAACACCACTGCTACCTTTCCCTCCCAACGACAATCTATTTCTACTGCAGCATCAAAAGTGTATTTACCGTATCCATCATCTTGAGGATTTCCCCAATATACAGCTGTTTGTACACAAACTTTTTCTATGAAAGTAGTAATACTCATAATTAATCATCTGTATCAGATTCTTGCGGAAAAGTATGAAAATGAACACTCTTCAAAGACAAAGAAGCAAAAGCCCCAGAAGTATCCAAAGATAAAACCATTTGACCATAAGAAGTGGACTCTAACCCTAATCCATACTTACCCGTATATGTTATAGCAGCCCCTCCTGCCTCTTCCTTAATAGCCTGTCTCTTCTTGGTTATTACAATCATATGAGCTGCAAGCCACCGTTCTATTTCCTTCAGAATATCACTGGTTTCCTCCGTTCCCATAACTTCATCCACCATTGCGTTTGCGCTGGTAATATATGGAGTTATTACTGCTTCAGCCAAAGTTGTTTCCAAAATGGCTTGAACATCAGCTGCTACTACTCTTGCCATCTCTTGACTTTATTAAAGTTTCGTTCAATAAAGGAATAATATCATCTTTCCATTTTAATCCTACCCATTCCAACATATCGTAAATCTGACGATAATCACCATTCAATAATCTTTCTGGCCAAATAATTTTGGTATTTAATCCTGCCTGGATCATCTCCACAAAACGATCTTCGTGCTGATGAATCCACCACAACCACCCCTCTCTTTCCCCTTCTACTCCAATCAATTGTTGAATCGTTTTATCAGAATAAGCATCCATAAAATCAGTATTCATACAACTGTAAACTACGTCAGCTGACCTTCTACGAACAATTAACCATTTAGCATCTGGAAAGGAATAATTCCAAACAGGCCATATTTGAGAAAGTCGGCTACTTTTATACATCCATAATTTAGAGGGATCATATTCTTCCCTATTCAGAATCTCTAACACCTTATCTTTCCAAATAAATGGAATGGATAGATTGTTTAAATTAGGTAAAGGATATTGTCCCCTGACATCGTAACCTTGAGATTTGTAAAAGAAATCTACTAAATTCTTGAGTTTCAAATTTTCACTCATAATAGTAGTCTTACCAGTAAAAGCTCCACATAACGATAATATTCGGGCAACAATACTATTACCTGATCTTTCTATTCCAGTTACAAATATAGGACTATATGTTTTATCAACAATCTGCATGTCTTTTAGAAACTTCAGAACTAACTTTTAAAACCTCTTCCACATCCTTTGATTTTTGTTTGTCATGTTTACGATAAAAATAAAGAATGCTATTACAATAGCCTAACTTAAATCCAGCTCTCCAACATCTTAAAACAAAATCATATTCTTCAGCATGACTTAAAGTTTCATCAAATCCTCCCAATTTATCAAATATTTCCTTCTTAAACATTAAAGTACCCCCGTGAAGTGGATTGCATATTAATAAATCTTCAAAGGTTATTTGCTCTGGAGGTTGATACACAGTCATAGGAGAACCATCCATAAATAAAGAATAGGAACTACCGTGAATAAAATCCACTCCTTGCTCTTCAATAGCCCTTACAGAATCTTCTATGGAATTTTCAGTCAACATATCATCTTCGTGTAAGAATTTTACATAATCTCCCGTAACAAAAGGTAAAGTCTTATTGAAATTTTGAGGCCATGATCCTTCTCCCTGACTTACGAGCAGTTGAACCCACCCCGGTACACTATTAACCGCTTCCCTTAACCATCCCCGATCTTCCTTGTAAGGAATAACTATCGTAACTTTAGACCTAACTTGATCTTCCCTCTTAATATACTCTTCCACCCATTTCACAGAATTTGCTTGAAATATACGGGGATGTCCATGAAAGCAAATTAAAATACAACCAAAAGGAATTTTTTGTAACCACTCCTTTTTTCTTTCATGTATCTTAAAACTGCAAATTTTATTCGTTACAGATTGCCAAAGAACTATTTTAGATGATATAAAGGTACGAAGAAAATCCTGATCACCTCTAAACCTTTTTATATAATTTTCGGCATCCTTAATCCACCCCCTCCACAAATTGTCCAAAACAGAACTTTCCTCTGGAATCCACATTACTCCCGAAGCCATTTTTGACAGATTCAAAAAATCGTTCAAAGCCACAAAATCTTTGTCCACCAAAGAAAACAAATAGGAAACATCCCCTACAACCGCTGTATCTAAATCAAGATATAAAAATGGACGGAACTGTTTCATTTCTGGACTAAACAAATTCATTTTAGTCCACCACCCTTTCCAACTTTTGTAAGGAGTGCTATAAATTGTATATTCTCTCAAAGAAATAGTATCTCTCACATGATCCCACATACATATTATTCGTAAAGGAAGAAAACCACGATAATAAAAATGAAGATGATCTACTATCAATTCCACATCTTTAATACTAAAATCTCCACCGCTTCTTAAAGCAAGAACTACTGTATTAAATTTTCTGGGCATAACTATTTTCTTTGTAAATATTGGTTTCGTTACAAGTAAACAAACGATAAATATTCATGTTCAGCTTTATTCTCTTAGGATAATTACCTTCATGAAAATGCTCCACCTTAGAGTGCCACTGATGAATTACTGATACTTCTGTAGGAATTTCTTTTTTCAAACCTAACCGAGTTATCCTATCAACAAATTCAACATCGTCCCTCGCTAAACCCATAGCATATCGTTCATCAAAACCTCCTAACTTCAATATATTAGATCGAGTTAGAGCTGCACAAAAATTAAAATAAACCGGACGATAGACAGGGTGATTATACCAACCCAAATCATACAAATATCTCTGTTGAGGTAATTTCCCAAAATTATTTAACAAATAATCTAATCGAGAAACATTAGATTCATTGAAGGCGTAAGTAGAAATAGATAAATACTTTTCCTCCGTCAAATTTTCTACTATATAAGACAAAACATCTTGGACATGAACACACTCCGGATTTTGAAGAACAATAATATCTCCTTTAGCTTCAGCAATACCCCGATTCATAGGCATACAAGTATTTATATACCATTTGTCCTTCGGTTCTACCCGAATAAGACGTATATAAGGAAAGGATATTAAAATGTCCTCTAATCTTTCCGTGTCTTTACTACCATCATCTACTATTACTATTTCAAAGTCCTTTACTTTTGATTTCTGAATAGAATTCAAAGTATGTAACAATTGCCTTTTACGATCATAATATGCCATTACAATACTAAGCATTCAAAAAACCTCCATCCTTCAACAATTGTGTCAATTCTTCTTTCCCCTTCAAATTATCTTTGGAAGTAAAAGAACTTTTCAAACTCACCCCACTCGCAAAATCAAGATGATCCCACATATGAAAATTAGTACGGTCAACAAAAATAGAGGGGTATATTACATAATACATCCCTTAAATTAACTTTGGGAAAACTTTGAATAGCACTTTCAGGATTAGCATTTAAAATTTCTACTTTTCCCAAAGCATCTTCTGCTATTTTAGGAAAACATCTCATATGCATACTCATAGTAGCCTTAACTGTTTTCAAATTAGATCCATAGTAATTATGCCAGTGCTGATTATTCTTTTCACCCAAATTCATATCGTACCCCAACAAAATTATTTGCTTAACTCCCAAAAGAACAGCCAAATTAATAGCAGCGCCACCGCTATTTAAATTCCAACAAATGGTAGAAGGATTAAAAGATAAACCCCACTTTTTATGATCCCTTTTAATAATCTTCAAAGAAGGGTATTCTATCTTGGTTTCCATACAAGACACCCGCAATCCTGGAAATAAAAACAAATCCTTATTTGATTTTTCTATAAAACCCTCATCTCCAAAGAATAATACGTCCACCCAATTTCCTAACTTATAAGACATATTAACTCCCAAAACATGTCTGTTATGGATAGATTCCATAAAGGGGGAATATGAGGAAGGCAAAAGCCTCTTCTCACACACCCCCTGTACAATATCGTTAGGAATATTAAATTGTTTAACAATAGATGAGCCCCCTCCAAGAATTACACAAGACCCACCTTTCCAAATTTGTGGGACAGTCCAATTCATAAGAATTCTCTTAACTATTCAATTTGGAACAAAAGTCTCTCGCTTCTTTTTCTTCCAGTGGGGACTCATTTTGAATTTTTCCAGTAGCCAAAGAAACAATATCAAATTTACCCTCTTCTTTACCGGGTCGAACTTCAAAATCTGGAGTAACAGCAACCATCTTTTTTATCCCCAACTCACGAACTTCTGCCACCCTTTCCGGTGGATCTATGCATATAATAACATCTCTGAAAGCAAGTGGAATTTCACTATCTCTTGCTTGAAATCTTTGACCTGGTTTAATAATAGACCCTTTGTGTCTATAAGATTTATTATTATTCAACCTCCACCATAACAAATCCCCTTTTTCTACAATATCTTCCATTTTCACCTCTATTACAGGTTTTGGTTCAGGAATAACAGGAGGAATTGGTTTCTCCTCTTCCTTTTTCTCTTCTACCACTTTTTTCTTGGAAGGAGTTATGGTAGTTTTCCTAACCGGAGTTTTTGAAGCAACCTTTTTCGTTCCTTCAGTTTTTTTTCTTGTAGCCATCTTTCTTTGATTAAAAAGGTTAAAATAATCACGTGATTAGTGATTTTTATGTTAATTCAATTAAGCCGTAAAAGTGGCATGAACAAGACCACAACGACCATCCTGATCTGAACGAAGTTGAGGAACTTGAATGGTCATGACTTTGAACTTATGAACAAGTCCACCTTCAGTGTCCCATTGTACGTTCTGAATTCCCATACCCCGAACAACCCGAATCACATCAGAAGAAAGTTGAACCAAAATGATATTATCAGCAGTAAGAGTGTCAATAACCTTGACATCTACAATACCGTTAATCTCTTTGATCCTTTCCCGAATAGTTTTCGGATAACCCGTAGTATAATCTTCATCCAAATGCGTCTCATAAGCGGACGGAATGTACAACATCCATGGACCATAGAAATGATCGTCCAAACTCTTTTGTTTCATAGCCACAATATCTTCGATAATGTTAGCCCCAGTAACTCCAGAGTTGGTCCATTTGGAATCCAAAGTAATTGTGTTACGATAAGGATAATTCAAATACCCATAAATGGTTCCTCCACCATAGGTATAAGCATTAGCACCGGCAACCGTAAACAACATAGATTCCAGTTTTTCTGCCACCTTACGAGCAGCCCTTTCAGCATCCACCGTATCAAGGGGATTCCCCATTCTACGACTGGTTTCCAAAGAACGCTCATTAAGTTCATAATCCACGTGGATTATTGGCAAAGGCAGATAATGGAAACCGAATTTAGGACGGTCACCTCTACTCCTGGTTACTCCATCCATCGTCATTTCAGCTTCCATTGCATCCGAAATGTCATGGTGCTCCAATACAGTAGTCCCCATTCCATTTCCGAGATCATAGGTCAGTCCACGGGAAATCAAATCCTGAAATCCCACCAAACGTGACTGAGCGATAGGAAGAACAGCAGCATCCAACTGACGCCATTCGTACTGACGAAGGACTGCTTCGGCATTGACCTGAACAGTACGGTAACTTTCTTTTTTCTTAGGATCGCCACCACTGTAAGTAGTAACAAATGATCCAATAGTACCGTCTTTTTTCAAAGCCAAATAGGGACGTCTACGACCAGCATCAAGACGAGAATTGGTAAACAAATCCAGCGCAACCTCTCCCGATCCTCCGTTTGGTCCAATAAAATCAATATTTACATCAGCCATTTTTTACTCCTTTCTTTCGATTAATTAGACAATACGGACAACGATACGACCCGAAGGATCAACACCAGAAGAACCGGACATATCTACTGCTTCAGTGGCTTGAGCTACAATCTGTAAACCCAAAGTACCCACCCCAGCAGAATCCGTTACATGTTTCTGAAGAGTACCATCACCAGCCGATTCAAGAAAATCAGCGATAGCGACATTTTCTCCGTTAGCCAAAAGAGCATAGACCAAATCACCCCTACCCGGAATCCAAACCTTTACCTGGTTAGCTGTGGCGTAGGCTACATCAATCCCATTACCCTGAAGTTCATCCTCCAAAGCGAACATAGGCAAAGCATTGCCCCCTGCAGTAGCATGGACTTTAACTTTACCATTACTGTCCAATTCGACCAGATGTCCTGGAGTAATTGCTCCATTAGCAATCTTTTCAATTTCGATATCAGCGTACCTGGTTATCTTAATAGTGTGAAAAGCCATTTTTTACTCCTTTCTTTTTATTTTAATTCAAGTCCAGCCGGATACAAAACATCGGACACTTCTCCTCCAGCCTGAGACTGGATTAGCAAATCCGAACCAGCACCTGCTCCCACATAAGAAGCAACTTTAAACTGACGACCCAATTTATCCAGCATAGGGACATCATACTTTTCCAATTCCTCCTTAGTCCAAACACCCGCCTGAGAATTGGTAAGAATACTCTGTATCAGGGCGTTTTTGCGTTCCTGATTTAGTTGCATTCCCATACGCAACGAATCCCTCATTTGCTGAGTAGGAGCAAGATTAATAAAATCTTCCTCCGTTTTCAGATCATCCTTTTTTACATAACCCGTCAAATCAACGGGTTTAGACTCAGCCACAACTACTGGAAACAGTCTATCCAACTGATCAGAGTTCAAATCTGAAAGCCAGGTAGAATCTGCTTCAGTAAGTCCGTTGGCTTTGTTAGCAATCAAAGCTGTTACCTTTTCAGGACAGCATGGTTTCTTTTCATCAGCCATTGTTTTATCTCCTTCTTTTTTTATTGTTCTTATATTCACCTGTACATAATTCACTTCTTTCCGTACCTTAACTGGTTCTCCAGCAAGTTCTACACCGCCTTCAGAATTAAGAGAATAAGATTGTTTGTAACAACTTTCATCCCCTGCATTACGTTTCCTTTTGCGATATACAAAATATCCATCGTACACATCCTCAAGATAATATACGGCTTGATCATTATCCATAGAATTCACCCCTCCATAAATTTTACTCATCAAATCCTGATAACCCTGCTCGTTATCCTGAATTGAAGTATTATTCATGGGAGGTAAACTTTTCAATACTTGAATTTGTTCATCTGTCATGCTTTCATTACCCTCCTTTCTTAAATTAGACTTATTTACCCTGATACCGCAACCATCATCCCAACTACAAGCACCTGCCTCTCCGGGGAGTAGAGCCAAATGATCTGGTCTGGGATTTCTGGAAACAGCAACATATTGTTCACTTTCATTAAATACACCTGGGGTTTGATCCTCCTCTGCAAATACTCCTACTGAAACATCCAAAGGGATTCCGCCCTCTATATTGGATAAAACCTGAGGGGAAGTAACTCTTAATCTTTCTTCATCTAACCATACTTCTGCCTTCAACTTATTGTCCTCTACATGAGTATTGAAAACTCTACCTACACTCTGTTCCAACACTTCAGGGGAATTGGCAGATACATTCTGTCCTTCTACCTGTGGATGATTAACCATAACTGGAATACCATCCCAACTTGAAGGGAAAGCCCCAAATTCTTCGGCTAAATGCAATAGTGGCCCATGACTACCGTTATGAACCCCCTCTACCATCATAACCACTGGAACCACTATCTGTTCTCTTCCTCGCCTTCTTCTCCTTTTTATTTGATAACCTTCAGATTTGAAACCATAAGTTTCCATATGACCCGTTGGTCCAACAGATCCATTAGCTTGACGAATAGCAGAAGCAGCACAAGTTTCTTCTGAACCACCATCTGCTTTACATTTTTCTAAAACACTATTGGCAATAGCAACCCATTGCCTCTTTTGTTTGGCGCTTAATCCCTTTTTTTTAGAATCAACATCTTCAACTGTCCAAGGCATTTTATTTTCCTCCTTTCCTTCTTATTCTACCCAAGGAATAAAACAACATCTGCAGTTCGGGTGCAAAGGTATCAAAGGCTCAGCCTCATCTAAAGTAAAAATTCTTCCTTCCAGACTGGCACATTTAGGACACACTCGATCATCCCCAGCTGTAATCCACTCTACCGTTACTTTCAACCCAATTACTCCCCAATTACGATATTCTTGAATAGTAGCTACGTGATGGGCTCTAATAATTTCAGTTCTTGCTAACATCTCTGCCCTACGTTTAGCAGGAATAAAACGACCCAAAGTATCTGTAATTCCCAAAGTTTCTCCCCTACCAGTGATTACTTGTAACAATTTACGAGCTATCAAACGCATTCCATCCCCCTCTATCATCCCCTGAGCTAACACCCGACTAATCTGGGTGGACATTGCTTCTGTAATTCCTTTTAAATCCGTATAAACACGAGTATAAAGTAAACCCACCCGATCCATATGAAACATATTCCCCATTGAAGCAACCACCCCTCCCGTAGCAAGAATAGAAGGAACATCCATTCCCGCCCTTTGCATTTCAAATCTGGCTCGAATAATGCCCCGCTTGTAAGCATCCTCTATGTACATATTAGTCCAAGCCTGGCGAACCGCCTCCCCTAATTGTTGAGCATAACGAACTTGTAACACTCCAGCGTCCACTTGCTGTTGCAACCATTGCATAAAGGCTTCCACCTTCTCCTGACTGGTAGCAAAATTAAAAGCCTGGTGAATAGGCAAACCTTCTTGAAAAGTAGTCAAAGTTTTTTTCATACCAAAACAATCCCTATCTACAATAGCTTTATACACCAAAGAAGCAAGAACATTAAATCTCAAATCCATTTGGTGAGCAAATGCATTTCGTAACATAGTTGTTCGAGTTGGATCTACTCGAAAACTATTGTAAACATGAATATCAGTATGTACAAAATCTACCATTATTCCTTTCTTTTTCTAACTGTGGTTTGTTCTTCCACTGGTTTTTGTTTTTCTATTTCTCTTGCCATTTGAGTTTCTTCAAAAGCCGTAAACAATCCTTCAGATTCCCCTTTCTTTTTCAAAGCCTTTATTAAATCAATCTTAGATTGATTTAATCCTAAAAACAATTCAAAGAAGGCTTCAGGAGGTACTACTTCAGGAGCAATAGGCATAGTCACATATTCTTTCAGTGCCGTAGATCGTTTCTGCCCTATCTCCACCTGAGACATCTCGCTAATACTGAATAGATCAGCCCATTCAATGCTATATTCCCCATTCTTAGGAGCAGGTAGAATATGTAAAGCAATCATCTTGTCTATAAAAGGACGTAAAATACATGGTTCTACAAATTCCTCCCTACGATTCTGCACATAAGCAATCCATTCCTGAGCATCTTGACTTGAACTCAATTCTCCTCGTTCTGATCCACTCAATATCCTTTTAGGTATTCCTGTTTCAGAGGAAATCATCTGAACTTGTACATCTACATGATTCTTTGGATCTGCAACCTGAGTTTCCAAAGTTTTTAAT